AGCGGCGAGGCGTTCGGTAGCCCGACCCTGACTCCAGGCGCTGTCACCGTAACCGCCACAGGGATCGCGTCCGTAGAGGCGTTCGGAACAGCAACCGTACAGGCCGGGGGTGTCACGGCCACGGCAACCGCAATCGGTAGCGACGAGGCCTTCGGAACACCCACAATCAGCACGGCGCTGCCACCCGTCGAGCCCACCGGCATTGCTAGCCAGGAGGCCTTCGGCACCCCGGTTCTAGACGCGGCTGGTCAGGTCCGTCCAGTCGCCGTACAAAGCGCGGAAGCCTTTGGCACGGCTGCACTTACGGCGTTCATCCAGCTTAGTCCGGGCAGCATTGCCTCGGCAGAGGCCTTCGGGCGGCCTGCTCTTGAAGAGGGGGCGCAGTTCCGGCTGAAGTTCGAGCGCGACCCGACCGTCGTGGCTGTAATGATCCATGTGGACGTCCCCCCGACCACGCTCACGGGGCAGGACAGGCCGATCCCCGGCATGGTTCACACGGTCAATTACTATGCGCGGCACCTGGGATGGTCGAGCGACCAGACCGCTGCGTATGACGAGCCCAGCCCGTATGGCGGGGACAAGATCACCGTCATCGTCCCGCCGATCCGGGGAGACGGGGCTACACCCTAAAGGTGAAGGGCCCCCCGCCGTCACGGGAGGCCCTTCGGGTGATGCGACCGCCTAGCAGTGGCGGTCGTCGCTTCCTGCCGCGACGCACAGCGCCCACAGGAACCAAAGCGGGACGACGACTGTGAGAATGATCAACATCAGAACAGGTAGCTTGTAGCGGCGTCGGAGTTCGGGTCAAGGACCAGCCACATGGCGAGGTCCTCAGTCATAAACTCTACTGCTGTTCTTGGGTCGTCACAGTCGCGGCTGCGCTCAACGCACCAGCTTATGTAGCTAGGGCTGTCGTCGGCGGCCAGCATGTAGGCCTCGATGACATTGTGGGCGGTGTCCCTGAACATGTGGAGGTCCCCAGACTCAGGGAGCTCCACGATGACTACCGGGTCACTCGGCTCGCACTGGAAGAGGTCCAACGCCGTTCTCCGGGGTAGCGCCTTTGGCGAGCCTCCATTGCGCGATGCGCACAGGCTCGCCGTATCGGTTGCGCACCTTGACCATCTCTGTGCTGATGGGCCAGCCTTCGCGCCGTAGCTCCAGCACACGAGCCGGGGCCTCCAGCACTCCGAGGGTGTCCCAGGCGACAAGACGGGTCAGGGGTCGGCCGTCGCGCAGCCATGTAAGCACTCGTTCCTTCTGCTTGCTCATTTGTACTCCGGGGTAAAGGTCCGCAGGTAGGACTGGATGTCAGTCAGGTCGCCCTTGCAGACTAGTTCGCACAGGTTAGGGTACGCGGTCTTAGGGATGATCGCGACCGTGTCCCAGTAGGCAGGCTCGTCCTCTTCAAAACGCATAAGCTCGACCAGCGGCAGAAGCTGGTGGTCTTTGATCACGGCCACCTCCCAGTAGTCACTGTCCGGGGCACCATAGTAGATGCGGCTCAGGGTCAGGCCGTTAGGGTAGGCCACCTTCTTAGGCAGGTTGCTCTCCTGCGCGTCCTCTTGATGGTAGGTCGGCATCACAGTCCTCCGTTGCGGTACACGGTTGCGACAGTCTCGGCACGCTTGACCGCTGCGGCCAAGCGGTTCAGCTGATCCGTCAGTTGTTTGTTCTGCTTGCGCAGGTCGGCAAGCTCAGCCACGAGTTCCTGATGCTCGCCGCGCACGGCCATCCACAGGTTCTCGATGACGCGCGCCTGCTGATCGCGCCACGCGTCTAGCTCATGCCTCGGCATCGCGAACCTCCTTTGCCCTGCCGAGGGCGCTCGTGTTTCTGATGTCGCGCAGGACTTGGATGAGAGCGTTGTGCTCGTTCTGCAGCAGTTCGATGTGGTTGCGCAGGCGCGCGATGAGGTGCATCGCCTCTTGCAGCGCGTCCTCTTTGTGTAGGTCAGTCATCTTTGGGGTCGGTCTTGGGGTCTTCTCGAATAAGGGTCACGGGCATGGGCTCATGCATGTCGTGAACCTCGCTAATCAGTAGCAGTCCCTCCTCGACTACAAGCTCTGCAAGCATGTGCTGGAGATCGCGGCGGGACTTGATCGTGGACTCGTGGTACGGCATTCCGGGGCCTGAGTACAAGCAGGTGACCGAGAATGCGTAGGTGTCGTACTCCAGGCGGTCGTCGATCTGTGGCGCGACGATCACCTTCCAGCACATGTTGTCGCCGTAGGCAAACACGAGCGTGTTGCATTCAATATCTACCTGCTTAAGCAGGTCGGGGATGGCGGCTGTCATCGTGTTTGGTTTCATGCCTGCACCTCCTCGTTCATGCCAGGGAAGAGCAGGTTCTGCATTGCGTCTGCAAGAGCATCAAGGTTGGCCTGAGTCGCGGGGGTATATCCCGAAGCCATCGCGTCCAGCGCATCACGCAGCACTACCAAAGCCTCGAACAATCGCGTCGGCACGCGGCTAATGTCCTGCAGACGGTCCTTGTCTGTCGTCGTAAACAGGTAGTAGGTCTGGTTCACATCGTCCTCTGAGTAGCCGGTCACTTGAACACCTCCTTGCCCGCGATCAGAGCAGAGCCCAGTCGCGGAAGCACATAGCCGTCGAGGGTCCAGCCGAAGCGGTCGTGCCCGCTAATCAGGATGCCGTCCTCGGTGCTCGTGGCGGTGTAGTTGCTGGGCAGGTAGTCCTGCACATCGCGCAGATCGGCGTCGCCCTGGATCAGGGCGTATCGTTTAGTGTCAGTCATATCAGTGCACCTCCTCCTGCTGGGGAACGGGCTGCTCCAGGCGACCTTCGCTGATGTACATGCGGTACTGCGTCTTCATGCTTCCGTCGCGCTGCCAGCTGGAGCACCACTCTTTGGCAACCCAAGACCACTTGTAGTCAGACTCGGCTGCTTTGGCTTCGCAATACTGCTGGGCCTGCTCTCGGTCGAGAAAGACCCGGCGCGTCATGGTGTACGCGAGGCCCTCGCCCTTGTGGTAAACATCCAAGCACACGATCCAGGCGGTGCGGGGAAGGTTGGGGTAGTTGCTCATGGTTGTCTAGTGCAGGCACCGTGCCTGCCGGGTGTGCGTCCCGGACGCCCCGAAGGGCGTTTCGTCCCGACGCCTCGGGACTCGTCAGCGGGTCAGGCCTTTGATCCGAACGGGTCGAGCGCGTAGTCGTGGCCCTTGGTCCATGCCACATCGCAGGCATCGAGGAGCATGGTCACGCGGGTGTCCCCAGGGTCGAACTCGTAGGTGCTACGGTTGCCCGTAGGCGAGGTGATGTGGACCGTGTCAACAAGGGACACGGGGATGTAGTTGCCGTTACTCTCGGGCGCGGACCACTCGACGGTGATGCTGCCGCCCTTCTTGCGGCTGCCGACGAGGTGGGTGAAGAGGGTATGAGACTGGCGCTTGTTGGCTTTGGTAGTAGTCATGGGGAACTAAGCGGGTAGTGGTCGAAGACCGAACGAAAAAAGTTTCAGAATCCTGGCGGCTATCACCAGGGCGTGTCGGGGCAGGGCCGAAGCCCCGCCCCCGTGTTGCTGCTCAGACCAGGGCCAGGGCCTGGGACAGGGCAGCGTCCTTCAGCTTCCCGGCCTGACCGAACAGGCGCGAGTGGTTGCGGGCAGAGGTCGCCGTCTCGCCGTTAGTGCGGCGCACATTGGACTCGTGGTCTGCGTACTGGGTCACGCTGTTAAACAGCGACCACACGGTGGTGCTGCCTTGCATGCGCTGCTTCGGGTCGTCGAGGTTGCGCGTCCAGCTAGCGACCATGTCCACCGCGCGGGTGTAGCGCGCCTTCTCGCCGCGCGTCTTGGGGTTAGCTTGCAGCGCCCCGTACTGGGCCTCGTACACCGCCTGGAAGAAGCGCTGCACATCGGCCTTGCTAGCAGGCTTGGATGCCATAGCTCGCGCCTGCTGCTCGAACTGGCGGTGGAACGCTGCGCCGTTGCGCATGGCCTCCACCCCGGCCTCGATAGCCACGGCCATGTTGCTAGTGTGGCGCGCTCGCAGGGTGTTCTTGCTACTTGCCTGGGCAAGCGCCAGCGTGTTGGAGCAGACCACGCGCACGCTAGTAGGCAGCACCTGCAGAGCAGCCGTGCCATCGTGGGTGGTCGTGAAGAGGTAGTACGACTCGTTCACATCGTCCCCAGGCAGCACGAACTGCCCAGCGTGGGCCAGCACCACGGCCGTGCGCCGTCCGCGCAGGGTCAGTGCGGACTCCAGGGTCGTGCCGTCCCCGAAGGCGCTGATGCGCGCGGCGAGGTCGAGCAGCTGCCCGTTATCGAACACTTCGTAGCCGTCGCCAGTCACGGCGAGCACCTCGCCCGTGTCCCCGGCGACCTGGGCTACCTTGTCCGGGACGATACGGGGCGCGCCGTCGTCGCCAGTCATGGGCACCACGCCGTCGGCCAGGACGCCGTCGGCAGTGAATACCGGGGTGCGGTCCCCCACGATCAGGGGGCGGGACTCGATGGGGAACAGGAAGCCGGGCAGCTGCCTGCGCACCCGCTCGATGTTGAGGTCCCCCTCAGGGAGGACCTGTCCGAGGCCGTGCCACGCGGGCTGGGCGTTGAAGGCGGCGGCGTCGTTCTCTTGGATGTTGTGGCTCATGGTTGGTTCAGAGGGTTCGGTTGGTAGATCGAATGCAGAAAGTGCGGAAAGTCGGTCAGGGTTAGCTATCCAGCTGGATAACGGAGCGCTCAGGCTGCCCACAGCAGGAACAGCAGGAGCAGGTGGAACGCCCAGGGGAACAGGGCGCGGAGTAGGGGCCTCATCGGGCCTCCTCCACGGCACGGTTTGCGGCCTCGATGAATCGGGCACGGTCCTCACGCGCAATGCGGCGCATGAGCTGAGGGGGAGACTCAACACTGCGGCGGGTCCACCCTAGGTAGCGGGCAGTCACCTGCTGGTGCGAGCCCGCGCGCAGGGCCTCCTTGCGGGTCTTAAAGGGCCCCTCTTGGGGGCGGTAGCCCTTGTGCTGCACCCAGTAGGTGTAGCGGGGCAGGTCGTTTTCCCCGTAGTAGCCGGGGATGAGGCGTCGATTGACGGTGAATGCGTTTTCGTGCTGTCGCGGAGTCATGGTCGGTCAGGGGTAGGGGTGGATCAGATGATGCCGCAGGCGGCCTCGGCCTCGCACTCGGCCACATGCAGGGCGATGTCGTCGAGGTCAGTGCAGCCGCCGTGCAGGCAGTCGATGACGGTCGCGCGGGCCACGCTGGAGGGCGCGTACCAGTACTGCCCCGCGCGGTGCCAGCGGAACCCGTAGGCCTTCAGGGCCTCCCGGTAGGGGGCCGGGGGCACATCGGGGAAGCGGACCTGCGCCTCGCTGTAGTAGGTGCGGCGGTAGCGGCGCTGGACGGTGTTGGAGTAGATCTCGGTGGGCATGGTTCTAGGTGGGTCAGGGGCTAGGCGTTGGGCAGGGCGTTGGTCCAGCGGTCGCGGTGGAAGTCGGAAACCAGCAGCAGGTCGTCCCCGGTGCCAGTGGGCGACCAGCCGCCAACGCAGTAGGCCTCGATCTGCCAGCCGTGGCGCTGCAGCTTGGCGGCGGCAACCTCCAGGCAGGTGTTGAAGTCATGGTCGAACGGAACCGTGAACGGGCGCTCGATGATCCCCAGGTCGTCGTAGATGCGAACTCGATGGCCCACATAGGTGGTCGCGGGGAGGCGGCGGACGCGCAGGGCGCGCATGGGTCGGGCGGTCTGGGTAAGGGTCATGGGATCAGGGGTCAGGCGTGGAAGGTGCGGGCGGGGCGGCCGAAGTGCAGGAGGTAGGCCTCCTCATCGGTCAGGTACAGATCGACGGAGCGGTCGTAGTAGCGGCCCTCGACGCGGTCGTAGTAGACGGTGCGGCCGTTAGAGAAGGTCCAGGGGCCTTCGAGGGGGTACTGGTTGTCAGGGTTCTCGGTCATGACGGGCTGAGCGTGGTACTGGGTGGGATCGAACGGGGAAATGTGGGAATCAGCGGTGCTCCATCGACCAGCGGACGCTGGCGTGCCGGAGGGACTCGGCAATGTCTGCCAGCTGCGGGGCCAAGACCCCGATCAGGATCGCGCGGGCGCGCTCGCGGGGATCGTCCTCATCCTCCTGCAGGTGCCTCGCCGCGTTGCCGAGGCGGTCGGCGCCGTCGTAGACGGCCTGGGCCCGGTGGGCCTCGGAGGTCCAGGGGGACTCGTCCACGACCTCGCAGAGGACCTCGTGGAGGAGATCGTCCTCCAGGCCCGCTGAGGCAAGCTTCAGCCGCGTGTAGTCCCAGGCCTCCAGCCTTTCGAGCACGGCGTCCTCGCAGTCTGCGAGCGCCAGCAGGTAGAGGGGGACAGCGGCGGCGCCCACTGAGTTGACGGCGGAGTGGTAGGCCTCGAAGAGGTCTTCGCGGGGGTCGGACATGGGAGTGCTCCTAGGCTTGTGGTTAGGTCGGGACAGACTGCCCCCTGGGCAGAATCGGTGTGTCAGGCTCAGGGGGTGGATGATGGGTTGGGTGAGGTGAGCCAGCAGGCCGAGCCAGGGGTGAACCTGCTCGACCTGCCGTGCTCGCTTGCCTGCTGTGAAGGCAGGCAGCATCGGATCCGCTGCTCGCTTGCCTGAGCCTGTCACGCTCAGTCTCGCGGGCTGCCGGGGCGGTTCCCGGTGTCCCAGGCTCGCGGCTGCAGCGCGGCTGGCCGTGCCAGCCTGCCCGTAGTGGGCGGCGCTCGCCGTCAGGTATCGGTCGCTACTCGTTCCGGCCTGGGCTCTTGGTCGTTCCTTCGGGCCGCCACTTCCCCAAGCCACTGGCCGAGGGTTCCTTCGAGGGGCCAGCGTCACGGACTCGCGCGGAGGGGCTGGCGGGCACTTGGTTGTCAGAGAGCGGGGCGCTCAGCGCCCAGCGTGTCCGGCCCGCGCTATCGCAGCGGGGGCCGTCCTCGACCGTCACGGTGTCAGCCATGGCAAGGCGGCAAGCGACCAGGGGCGCGCCCGGCGCAAGGCGCCAGGGCTGCGGGCCCACCGGGTCACGAGCGGCGCAGGGGGCGCAGCACGATCAGGGAGGGAAGCAGGGAGAGAAAGAGCGGCGGGCGAAGCAGACCTCGACCCGCACAACACCGAGCGGCGATCCGAACGGGAGCGAACCGGGAATTTCAGGAAATATGTTGGACACAATTGGGGCGCCAGACAGCACAAGCAATAGAGCCTGCTTATCAGGTGGGCTGCACGCAGGCGCAGGATCGGCGGAGAGCGGCTGAGCGCGCGCCTGGGGGCCGGGAAGGGTCGAGCCTGGACTCGTGGCCGTCCGGCCGCTACCGTCCGCGAGAGGGCCGGGGAGAGCCCCCGCGTTGCAGCGCAACAGAAGGGACATTATGCGACACGCTAACAGGTGCCGAACGGGGCGGCGGCTATCATGGATGACCGCTGGGTGACCGACGCCGACGGCAACCGCCACCCCCACCCCCACGGGCGGGAGTCATCCGGCCGCTTCGCTCCGGGCTATAGCGGGAACCCACGCGGAAGACCCCCTGGTCACGTGTCCTTCCGTACCTACCTGCGCCGGATCTTTATGGGCGATCCTAATCTGATGGAGGAGATCCTCAGAACGCTCATTCGGGACGGTCAGATAGACAGCAAGATGGCCCTGCAGCTAATGCAGTGGCACGACGGGGACAACCCGGACGCGTTCGACAAGGAGCAGCAGCTTGCGACGGCGCAGGCGACGCGTAACCCTGCGGACGTGCTAATGGCCTGCGTTGCCGCGCTGCGGCAGGCTGGTCTGGACGACGTGGCGGATCGTCTGCAGGAGCCTTTGCCTAGTGGTCAACAGGAAGATTGACGTTGAAGCGGCCCGGAGGCGTATCCGCGAGCTAGCGGAGGACGCTCTTTTGGAGTACTACGACGCGCTCGACGAAACAGGCGACCCGTTAGACCCCAACTGCGTAGCCCTGCTGGCGCGCCACGACGCATTGCAAGACGCCCTGGACCAGATAGAGCCCACTAGGCAGATCCTGCGCTGGGAGCGCGCGGATTGGACCTCCTAGACGTCAAGAGCATCCCCCTAGAGCTACGGGGGCCGATGCAGGAGCTACGTTGGCTACCCCACCGCAAGGAGGACGGCCATCGGGTGCGCGCGATCATGATCGACAGTTCTGCGGGCACCGGGAAGTCGATTGGAACGGGGGCCACATTGGTGCGGTGGTGCCTGGACTACCCTGGGTCCCGCTTTCTTGTGTGCCGCCAGACGCTCAAGAGCCTCAGGAACTCCTGGCAGACCTCTTTTGAGGAGCAAGTTCTGCCTGCATACGGGCTCAGCCCAGGGCGAGGCAGCAAACAGCACCGTCAGGAGTACACGATTGGGGGCTCCACCATCGTTTTGAGCGGCCTGGACGAGCCCCAGAAGCTCTATTCCACGGAATGGAACGGTGTGCTGATGGTGGAGGGCTCAGAGGCCAGCGAGGACAGCTTCGAGCGCTTTTTCCGCTCCCTGCGCTGGCCCAAAGGGGCCCCATTCCACGTCATGGTGGTCGAAACCAACCCGGATTCGCCCTACCACTGGCTCTACCAGAAGTTCATCGAGGACCCCCCTCCGGGCTTCGTGAGGCGCAGGGCCACTTTCCGGGACAATCCGGCGTACTACGACGCCGATGCTGAGGAGTGGACCCCTGCTGGGGCCGAGTTCCGGGACAACCTGCTGTACGGAATGAGCGGGGTGCGCTTCCAGAGGCTCTATGAGGGCCGCTGGGCAGCCGCTGAGGGGCAGGTTTTCGACTGCTTCGACCCCAACCAGCACGTCGTCCACGCCGAGGTCAGCCGTGGAAACGACGGTTACTTCTACGTTTTTGAGCCTGAACAGGAGCCAATCCGCCTGGAGTGGATGGCGGCAGGCCAGGACTGGGGCTTCAAGAGCCCAGGGGTGGTTAGCGTCTGGGGCTTCTCGTCTGACGGGACCGCCTATCTGGTCGAGGAGGTCTACCAGACCGAGCGAGACGACGCGTGGTGGACGGACGAGATCGAGAGGCTCCACGAGTACTACGGCTTCTGGAGGGTCGTCAGCGACCCGGAGAACGCCGCTGGCATAGCCATGGCTAACCGCCGCCTGCGGGCCCGAGACGGGCGCCCCCTGCTGACCTTCGCGGACAAGCACAGCAGCAAGGCCGGTAAGCGCAAGTTCGCCATGGTCATGCACGCGTACCACCTGATGCACAGCGGCAAAATCCGGTTCCTAGAGGACTCCCGGAAGCACGACGCTGACGTGAACCTGCGGAAAAAGCCCACCCGGACGGTCGAGGAGATTCCGGGCTACCAGTGGGCCCCGGTTCGGACGTCCAAAATGTACGAGGCCGTGGGGGGCGAGGGCCCGGCGGCGGACATCCCCATCAAGGTCAACGACCACGGGATTGACGCCATGCTTTACCTGCTATGGGCAGTATTTGAGAAGCACGTCAAACCCCCTAATATGGAGATCTACGAGCCCAGGCGCCCAGAGCACGTTCTGACGCGCGACCCTGAGTACCTGCGGCTTATAAGGCTCCGGGAGCAGTGACATGCTGAAGGACGACGAGAACAGCCTGTATAGCGAGGTCAAAGCGGCCGAAGAGGACCGCGACCTGCACATGCGCCATTTCCGCAAGATGGTGCAGCGCAGTCATGGCCGCGCATACAAAAACCCGAGCAACCTCAGCCACGGCGCGTGCCTGGAGAACCATTACCACGAGTACGTCAGCCTGATGCTGCCGCGACTGGTGCTGGACAACCCGAAGGTGCGGGTGACTTCTCGCGACGAGGCGGCCATGGCGTCTATGGGTGAGATCCCGGACACCGAGGCCCTGGCCCACAGCCTCAACCGCTGGGTCAAAGACACCCAGTTCGACCGCCTCCTGACGGACTACGCGACCGACGGCTTCTACGCCTGGGGCGTGGCCTACGTCTACCAAGAGCCGTATCCCGGCCCGGTGCCCGAGATGGCGCGCGACGGGCTTCTGGAGGACGAAGTGGTGATGCGCCCGCGCGTCATTACCATCGACCCTACCGACGTGTTCTGGGACCCGCTGGCGACCCGCCGTGACGCGGTGCGCTACATGGGCCACTGCTACACGCGTGATCGCGACGACCTTCTTGAGGAGGCGTCCCGCAACCCGGATCTCGGCTGGCGTGAAGAGGCGATCCGTGCGGCGGCTTCTGCGCATCAGGACGATGACCACCTAGAGACGGTGGATCGCGACGAGCTTCGCATCTACGAAGTGTGGATTCCTGAGCAGGTCGTCGATGACGAGGTTGGCGAGCGCGACGGGTTCAACGGCACGCTGTACACGCTGGGCTCTCAGTCTCACAAAGACGGCACCACCGACGGCATCTTCCTGCGTGACCCGCAGCCGTGGTTCGGGCCCAAAGAGGGCCCCTACGTCGTGTGGGGCGTGTACCCGGTGCCGAACGAGACGTACTGGCTGTCCCCTCTGGCTGCCGTCGAAGATCAGGTCCAAAGTCTCAACGACTTCACCAACGCGTTCCTCGATGGCGCTCGCAAGGCCAAGAAGGGCGTAGCCATCAACGCCTCGGAACCGGAGGTCGCTGACGCGATCAAGAACTTCGAGGACCAGGGCGTCTTCACGCTGCAGACCGGCAACCTGTCGATCCGCGAGGCCGTTGTCCCGGTTGAGGTTGGCGGGCCGCACAGCGAGTTGATGCTGTACATGAACGCCGAGCGCCAGCGTCTAGAGCGCGTGTCGGGCATCACTGATGTGCAGCGCGGACAGGTTGGCGGCGGCGGCACTGCTACTGAGGTCAGCATCGCAGACAGCGCGGCAAACATCCGCGTGGAGTTCGTGCGCAAACAGTTCTATCGCGGTGTGCGCGAGATCCTGCGGCGCGTGGCGTGGTACATGCGCGAGGACCAGCGCAGCCGGTATCCGGTGACCGCAGATGTGGCGCGCAGCCTCGGTATGGAGCCGGGGACCGTGTGGTATCGACCGCCGGAAGACGCCACGCCGTTCGACGCCTATGAGTTTGAGATCGACGCGTACAGCATGAACCGGGCTAACGAGGGCCTGTATCAGCGTCGCGTCCTTGAGTTCATGCAGATGTACGTGCAGATGGCAGGCGTTGGCCTTCAGGCCCCGCCGCTGGCGCCCGTCATCGACAAGATGCTGCAGAAGGCCGCCGAGTCGTTGAACCTGCAAGACATGGGCACGCTCATCACCGAGCAGGCTTTGGTGCAGGCGCAGCAGCAGGCCATGCAGATGCAAATGCAGCAGTCGGCTATGGGCTCGTCGCCCTCCCCCATGAGCGCGGGCGCTGCTAACCCTCTGGCTGGCCGCATGGCGGCGAGCGCTAACAACCCCGGCAACATGATGGCGAACGGTGTCTGATGCCCCTGTACGAGTACATTGACGAAGCCAACGACGAGATCGTCGAGATCTACCTGCACGTAGACGAGTGCGACGACATCGGCGCGATTCGTAACCACGATGGGCGCAAGCTGCGTCGAGTCCTTTCGTCGGTCGCGTCGCGAGTAGACAACGGGTTTGTGTCCCGGCAAGTGCATCGCTTCCACCCGGACGTCAAGCACCACACCAAGGAGGGCTGGGCAGCCTTCAACAACCGCAACGAGGCCAGGGAGTTCATCGCGCGCAACAACGGGCGCGACAGCGCCTCCACAGACTGGGGTTTGGACAGCTAATGGCGATCAACTACCGAGGCGAAAGGTTCAGCGGCTACAACAAGCCGAAGCGAACCCCTGGCAAGAGCAAGAAGTTCGCTGTGCTCGCAAAGCAGGGCGACCAAGTCAAGCTCATCCGCTTCGGTGACCCCAACATGACGATCAAAAAGGACCAGCCCGGCCGCCGCAAGAACTTTCGAGCGCGGCACGGGTGTGACTCCAGACCCCCCAGCAAGATGACTGCACGGTACTGGTCGTGCAAGAAGTGGTAATGACCGACGAACTAGAGACAACCAGCGTTGAGCCCCAAGCCGACGCCCCTGCCGAGGCCAGCCAAGACGCTGGGCTCGCTGCGTTTGCAGCCCTAGAGGCCCAGAGAGGCCTTGGGCTGAACGACGACGACGAATATGCGGCGAAGGACTCTGCAGACGCTCTCGCGAGAGGAGAGAGTGCGAGCGACGCTGGGGAACAGGACGACGAGGCGGATTCTCCGTCAAACGAGCCTGTTGTTGCGCGGTCTGAAGAGCGCGAGGCGGCTGTTAGAGCCCTTCGCCGCGCCAAAACTCCACAGTCTGTAATGGATGGGCTGTCAGACGAGGACCTCATTGCGTGGGGTGCTCAGCTGGCGAAGATCCAGGCAGATGTGGACAACAAGCTATCTGCAAAGACGGCTTCGGAATCTGAAGAGGACGGCGACGACACGGTCGAAGCTGCGGACACCCCCGCGCCTGCGCAAGCAGACGCGACCGCAGACATCGACTGGGACGCTCTGACCGCACCCCTCAAGGACACCTTCGGAGACGATGATGCGGAGGCGGTCATCGCCCCTATGCGGACGATGTTTCAGCGTGTCAGCCAGCAGAACCAAATGCTGTCTAACGCTGTTGAGGGCCTCCTGATCAAGGAGAGCTTTCGCCAGCTGTCGGATGCGTATCCGCAGCTTGCTGATCCTGAGCAGCAAGAGGCTGTCAAGGCCAAGGCTCGTTCCCTGAACTGGGGCGAGTACCAGTCGATGGATGACCTACTCCGCGACGCCGCCCGCCTTGAGTTTGGCAGTCCTCGTGACGCTGCAAAGGAGAAGCGGTCTTCTGTTTCACGTAAACGGTCGGCCAGCCAGACCCGTACTGCTGCGCGCAAGGTCGCTGTGCAGCCCGACTCCGACTTCGACAGCGGATTCGAGATGTTCAAGCGACTGGAACAAGAGCACGGGCTTAGCTGACGGCCACTAACCAAGGAGTTCTCCAATGGGATGGACTGACGTTTTCGCCGACTTCGCGGCAACCACTGACGACACTTACTTCGACTCGCCGGACAAGCTGATCAACCAAGCTACCGAGCGGTCCCCTCTTCTGGGCAAGTTCCTGAAGGCTTCCGGCACGGCCAAGATCATTAAGGGCGGGGAGCGGATGCGCTTCCAGACCTTCTTTGACGAGGTCAACACTGCGGTCGATTACGGCGGCCCGAACCCCACGCTCTCGATCAGCAACCCGCAGATCGTGACCGAAGGTGTTGCGGACTGGCGCTTCTCTGCCGACCACATGGCCTGGACCGATCACGAGATCGGCCTTCAGGTCAACACCTCGATGACCCGTGAGGCTCGTTACCGCCGGATCCGCGACCTGTACGCGGTGAAGGAGCAGCGCCTTGCGACCTCCATCATCAAGCACATGGAGAATCATCTCTTCGCCGTGCCGGATGAGTCGATGGAGGGCTCTGCCGGTTCCAAGCCGTTCTCGATCCCGACGTTCATCACTGAGAACGATGCGGGCCAGGACCCCCACACCTCGACCACCACTTGGTCCACGACGCTTGAGGGCATTGACCCGAGCGCGAACTGGGGCAACCAAGTCGTGTTCTACGACAAGAGTACTGGCCTCAACGCTGGTAACGGCAGCACTGCTGCCTACGGCGATGTCGCCGCCAGTGACGCCGAGGCCCAGGCTCTGTTCGCCGCCTTCGACGAAATGATGCACCTCGTCCAGTACAACCCGCTGCCGATGTACGAGGGCCAGAGCGAGGCGCTGAACAACCCGAACTTCATCGCCGCGTCTAAGGCTGGCCGCAAGGCTTACATGACGGCCCTTCGCCAGCTCAACGACCAACTGGTCGCTGGCTCGCGTCAGGACCCTGCTTACCTGAACCCGCTCTACGCGGGCGTCCCGGTGATTTACGCCAGCAAGCTGGACACCGCGGCCCTGTACGACAGTGAGGGTAAGGCCACTGGTGACGGCTCGACCGGGGTTGTTTCGGAAGGCACCGCTACCGTTGACGTTGCCAGCGGCGTTGATGTCGGCCCCCGCTTCTACTGGATCGACACCGATGTCCTCTGCAAGGTCTTCCACGACGAGCGTTACTTCTCGCGGAAGCAGCCTCAGCCTCACCCGAACCAGCCGTTCAGCCACGTCATGTGGGTTGACTGCTGGCACCAGCTTGTCTGCACCGAGCGGCGCAAGCTGGGCATTATTTCCCCGCAGCAAGACGCCTGATCTGACTAGGAGGTTCTGATATGGGTATTGTCAACTCTCCCAGCACTTACGCTGGGTTCCCGATTGGCCTTGAGGTGGCACCTTGCGATGTCGTCCTTAAGATCTCAGCTACGGTTGCCGCTGGTGATGTCGTGGCGATTGCTCCTGGCGCAACTGAGGGCAACCGCTTTACGACGACGAAGGCCCCCGCAACCGCCAATACGTCCACTGACGACAACGAGTTCGGCGTTTTCGCCGTGGCGCTTGAGGCTGCGACTTATGTTGATGCCATTACCACGGTCTATGCCAAGTTCCGTGTTCAGGGCGTCGTTGATGCCAAGATCTTTGGAACTCCTGGCAAAGGTGCGGCAGTCGCCGTCAAAGAAACCACTAAGGATCTCCAGGCTCCTGCGTTGGGCAACAAGATCGTTGGCTTCATGATGGAGGACGGTGTTTCCGGCCAACTCAAGCAGGTGCTGTTCGACGGCCTCAACGGCTTCGGAACCAGGCACGCCTGATCCTAACGGTGGCCCCTCGGCTTAGGCCGGGGGGCTGCCTTACCCCTGTACAGATACAAACATGGTCTTCCGTCAGTTCGACTCACAGAGCGTTGTTCCCGTCTATGACGCGGAAGTTTCGCTGTACTCCGCCGTCAACGAAACCAATGTGGTGCTTGGGGCCGTGGTCCCTACGACTCTTGAAGAGTCGCCTGATGGGGGCATCGTCTACAAGTACCTCGTGACCGGCGGCATCAACAGCGCAGGCACCTTTCAAGACAACCTGCGCGGCGGCATCCTTGCGATTGCCCTGCAAACCGGCGAGGCCGACACCACCGTGCGCGCGCGCATTACCGGGTATGTCGATGTCGCCATCGACAACTCGTTTGGTGAGACTCAGGTTTCGGCAGGCGACTACCTGACGATCAAGCGCAATGGGATGATGGGCGTCGCGCCTGACGGCCAAAATGTATACGCCATCGCAATGGAAGATGGCCCGGCGGTACTGGGTTCAGGCAATCAGACTGCCGCTAACGCAACGCGCATCAAAGTTGCGAAGCCTATGCCCGGATCCATGGGCGCCAAAGCTAGCCGGTAACACATGGCCCTCCAAGTAAGCACCATTGAGACGTACCTCGAAGCTGCGCTTGGAGGGTCATCTGCTGCTCCCTACACCACTGTCAACATCGTGAACCACACCGGCCAGTGGCTGGTGAACGCACGGCCTTGGAAGTGGTGTGAGGGGGCGACCGCTAACCTGAGCCTAGTGTCGGGCCAGAGCTTCGTGGCTCTGCCCAGGCTGCGGAGCATCGTCTCCGTGTACCCGACCAACGGCCTGACGGTGCAGTGGGAGTTCACCACGATTGATGACCTCCAGAAGATCCGCAGCACCGGCACCGTATCGCCGCTCAAGTACTGGGGCGCCGTAACCCACACGCCGCAGGCCGGTGGCGGCGCTCCTATCGCCCGCATCGAGCTTTACCCGACGCCTAGTGCCGACGCGAACGACTTCCTCGTGCTGCACTATCATGCAGACTGGACGCCGGTCAGAGTCGCTACGGACTACGTGTCGATCCCTGAGTGGCTAGAGCCCGTGTTCATCTGGGCCTGCACCGAGGTCGTGCGTGCGTTCGAGGAGTACGACAAGGGCGCCGAGGCGGGCATGCTGGGGTACGACCGCCTTGCCCGTTTGGCGCAAAGCAAAGTCTGGACGGACGCTGTCGCTCGTGACGGCAGCCTGCAGCCGGGCATTGGCCGCCTGACTAACGGCGCCGCCGAGAGCGGGCCGCATCACTGGGATACCCGGTTCCACGTCCAAGTGACGAACCCATAGCATGGCACGTCAACGCATCCAGTGGCCCTTTAAGGGCCGGGTCGATAACAACGCGCGGGGCGACCAGCCCGAGCTTACGACATCGGATGCGAAGAATGTCCGCAACTACGCTGCGGGCACAGAGCGTATGCAGGGTGGGCAGCGGCCCGGTCTTGCAAAGCTAGAAGACTCGGCAACCGGCACTGACGCAGCGCAGGTCCACCCGACTTCTCCGGTGAGGTCAGTGTCCTCGCTTGTATACGACCGCCCAGCCTTCGCGTACAGCCAGACCTCTGGCGACATCGTCGCGGACTGGGAAAACGCTAACGATACAGACAGCGGATCGCTGGATGTCGTCGTAGACGAGTCGGGCAACTCGTACTGGCTGACCTCGGACGGGACCGTCGAGAAGCGCAATGCTCAGGGCGTACTGGTCTGGTCCGAGCCATTCCCGATTATCAGCGAGGATTTGCTGGGGAAGATCGCTGTAGATGCAGAGGGCGGCGTGTACGGCGTGTTCAGCGGCGGCAGCAACGTCGGGCGCCTAGCTAGGATTGTTCCTAATGACGATGACGACGGAGCAGACCTGCAATACGTCGTAGACATTGAGCCGGGCACCTACCGCGACCTGTTGCTGCGTGGCGGGACCCTGTTCCTCGCCCGCAATGAGGACGACGAGAAGGAAGCGTACATTGACGCCTACCAGGGCCTGACTAGCGACACGCCGTACAAGTCTGCGGAGTACAACGCGACATACCCGATACGCCAGATTGCGTTCAGCAAAGGCGGCATCGTGTACGCTTCGGCTCCAGCTGATGACCGCGTAGACCGCGAGCTTGTCCAGAATGTCGGGCCAACGGTTATCGACTGGACGCCGTTTGATCTTGCAAGCTACGAGGAGCGCATTCACTGCTGGATCGACGCGCGCGCACATCAGGCTGCTGCGCCGGGCACTCACGTCCAGGCGTTCGACCGACGCAACGAGTACCTAGCGGTTTCCTCGAAGACCGATGACTTCACGGACGACACAGTTCGCGGCTATACCAGCAAGGTCTGGGGCAACACGAACTGGCCGAAGTGGGACCCCAACGGCCTAGGCCCGTACCCCGCCTATCGGTTTGACGCTACTGCGGGCAGCCCTGACGAGGGGCCGAGGTTCCGGTTCAACTATGCAGAAGGCTATGGACTGACCTCGCCGCTGGAGGGCGACGGCGAGTGGCATCGAGACAAGATCTCGACTAACGACGTCCTTTCCCGCTCTACCGGCTTGTATCCACAGGTTCTGAACCAGACCTGGGCCACGACCATGCTGGTGCGCTGCAAGACCGATGTGCCGATGGTCTTGTGGATTTGGAACGGTAAGCCCAAGAGTGGCGACAAAAAGCTGCCGGGCAACTACGTCGCGCTGACGATCAACGGGCACGGGACCGGCCATGGCGTTTCGGAGTGGGGCCGGTTTTTTATGCACGACCCGGACGAAGCGCAACGCCTTGGCGAGTATTACGGGCCGGTGCGCAAGCCACAGGCTCTTCCGGGGGCCGTCGCGCTGTACTCGCCTGAGTTGTCGCTGCTACAGGAAGACGATGGCAACGGCGGCACGACTAACACGCTCAATGACCTTGAGGCCGATGATTTGGTGCTGACGGATGGCGCCGCATGGGCCGCACCAGAGATTCACGGCGCAGTACATAACGGGGCGAACAGCGTCGAGCGCCTGTACCTGATTACCGTTATCTGCGAAAAGGACGGTATTGGTGCAGGCCGACCGGCTATCCGCCTGCGCGTAAATGCTGAGTCAGACGTCACTGGCATCGGCTCTGACAAGGTCAGCTTCTTCCCCGAGAACTTCAACCGCGACAAGCGCCGCGATGTCATCGGGTCAACGATCTTCCACTCTCCATACCTTTCGGGGCAGATCCAGAATGTGTGGACAGGCCGCAACTTCATCGGGGGTGGCTTCAGCAACTTTGACGGGTGGCTGTGCGAAGCGATCACCTACTTTGGAGACAGCAGCGCGCTAGGCAGCCCGCATGACGATGCGTATGGCGTCCGCAGCACGCTGCCAGCCCCCCCTAGCACCTTCTTTGATGATGTAGAGAGAGTTGAGGCTTACATCGCTCACAAGTGGGGTGTAGCGGCCACGGTCCTCAAGACTGGCACTGGGGCCAACTTTGACGGCAACCAGTTCCGATCAACGCCGCCCTCTGGGTCAGGCGATGAGCTTCAAGCTGCGCTGACGGGGCAGACCATCAGCGAGTCTCTCAAGTCTACGCTTGGCATCACCGCGAAGATCCAACTGACTGATGGCAGCCACACTTGGGCTGTGTCTGGCGCAGGGATGGGGTACGGGGTCGTTTCGGATGACAACGACGGCCTGATCTACACTATCGGCCCTAAGGACCCAGGCTCTCCTGCTGTTACGAGCCAGGAGTACGAATGGGTCGTGCAGGGCCGGAAGCTGGTAGATGTCGGGCCGTATGTCCGCATTCGGCGGCGCGGCTTTGCAGAGCTATCGTTCTTTGCTAACCCTGCCAATGGAGACACGCTGACGGTTACGGATGGCACGACGACGACGGTGCTGACCTTCCGTACTTCGCCTAGCACTACAAACGATGTCCAGATCGGAACGGATCTAGACACGACTTTGGCGGACCAGTCCAGCCCTTATGGGTTCCAGACGGTCTTCTATAGCGCGGTCAACGGCCTGACACCGCCGAACTACCCGATCTATGCGCCCAAAGGATCCAGCGACACGCGCACGATTCGTGTCTACATGATCGGAAGCAGCGCACTCGACATCACGCCGACGATGACGCTGACTTCGAGCGCGCCGTCTAACTTCGATGTTCAGTTCCAGCAGTTCACGGGCTCCACTGGGGCCAAGTCCGGCAGCGAAAGGTTGAGCGCCTGGAACTGTGCTGGCTACTTGCTGGTTCCCTACGTCATTCCAGACCCAGACGACACGGTGTTCCGCATGTCTGTGGATGCCGATGGCACTCTGTATGTCCCGCGCACTGGCCCGATTGCCAGTGGTAGCTCCAGCAAGGCCAGCCATATCCAGAAGTGGGTGCCTGAGCCCCAAGGTGGCAGCATCGCAAACTCTGTCATCAACAGCACGCTGACAAGCAAAAACTGGTACTACGACATCAACGGTAGCGCGAGCGCAGACTTTGCTACCAGCGCCGTTGGTGTCCGACCTGAACTGGAGTACGTCTACCCGGATTCCAGCATTACGGGTCCAGAGTACATCTGGGTTGCGAACAAGAACCTCGACACGAACGAGGACGCAATCCCGGACCTGCTAACGCAGCACAAGCTGGCCCTGATCGCTAGGACGGCCAGCAACCAGAATGTGCGGAACGTCATCCGCTTTGCAGTGGCTGGCACCCAGGCGTATCGGCTCAACGGCACAAGTTGGACCGGCATCGGCACGGTGGCGCGCTCGTCCGAGTCGGCGTTTACGCAGGCGGTCGCTGCCTACGGCCAGATGTTCTTCGTGGACAATGGCCTGTACGCCACCTACGACCCGGTCAAGAACGGCGGCACGTTCGAGCCCTGGGAGGCCGACACGGCTGGCGAAATCCCCGAGGGGTGCCGACTGGCGGCCTTCTACCGAGGCCGAATGGTTCTGGGTCGCTCCGACAAAGATCCGCACACCATCTTCGCCAGCGCGGTTGGCGACCCGTACAACTGGGACTTCTTCCCTAAGACGGAGAGTCTGACTAAGGCGTTCGGGGGAGCAAACCAAGACACGGCCCGCAACCCGGACGTCGTAAACGCGCTTGCTCCGTTCTACGACGATGTCCTGCTGGTCGGTGGCGACCACAGCATCACGCAGTACCGGGGCGACCTGAGCGAGATCGGGCAGGTTGACTACTTCACGGATGTCACTGGGATGGCGTTCGGCAACTCATGGGCTTTGAGCCCAGAGGGCCTTATGTACTTTTTCGGTAGCCGTGGCGGTGTCTGGGTGATGTCGCCGCGCTCCGATGGCCGTACCCAGCCGCCGGTCGAACTGACGCGCGACACCATCGCGGAGGAGCTTCGAGACATTGACCTGTCTCAGTACCTGCCGAAGCTGGTGTGGGACCAAGAGTGCCAGGGCCTGCATGTGTTCATCACGCCCCTGACAGGGAGCGTAAGCGCCACGACCCAGCACTGGTTCTGGGAGGCCCGGACAAAGTCTTGGTGGCCTCAGGAGTTCAACGCGACGACGCTTCAGCCTTACAGCACTGTATTGCTTGAAGGGCTCAAGCCGTCTGACCGCCGGGTCGCTATTGGATGCGAGGATGGATATGTCCGGGTGTTCGATAAGACTGCATCGAACGACGACGGCACGGCCATCGAGTCGGATGTGCTGATCGGTCCGATCTTTGCGCCGGACACCCCTGCCGAGCAGCGGATCAGCAGCTTGCACGCCATCGTGGCGAACATCGGCGCTGGTTGCCGCTACACGCTGTACGCCAGCGACAACCCCGAAACCCTGGGCACGGCAGTCGCGTCTGGGAGTTTGGTCGCTGGGTACAATGACCGCGTTCCTGCGCGTGCTAGGGGCGGTTACATCTGGATCAAGCTAGAGAACGCGACTGGCGGCGGCCAGTGGGCGTTGGAGTCACTACACGCAGACCTGCATCTGGCAGGACGAAGGAGAGATCGCTGATGTTTGAAAACCCTACGCTGGGATACTTGGGACTTGGCATGACGGCCCTTGGAGGCGTCCTTGGCTTTGCGGAGTCCAAGAGCGCTGAAAAGAAGCTAGACCGCATGTACGCAAACGCGATCTCCGAAATGCGTCAGGGGCAAACGCGGCAGCGCGCGGCAAATGCTGCCGCGCAAGCGCAGAACCGCGCTGCGCAGGCCCAGGCCCGCGAAGGCACTAAGGCCGCCGAGCGCCGCCTGACGGCTGGCGAGCAGCGCGCTCAGACGCTTGCCAATATGCGCAGCCGCCAGATGCAGGATCAGCGAACACAAACGGCGTTTGGCCGAGGGCAGATGGGAACGACCCTAGGCTCTCTGGCAAGCCAGGGGATGTTGCGGAATTTGGGTCTTATGGGGCTCGATGTAGCAGCTCAAGGGGCCGGGCAGCGCGCGCAACTGCAGCAGCAGCTAGCCACCCAACTGGCCCAGCTGTCGGGGCAGAGCGGTCAGATGTACATGCAGCAGGGGCAGATGGAGGCGCAAAGCGCCGCGCAGCTAGCTCAGCTGATGGGTAGCTACCAGCCTGTCGTCAACACTGGCCTGTCTTCGATGGCAGGGACCCTGGGAGGCACCTTCTTTGGCATGGGCCTTGGCAAGGACTTCTTCCTCGACGGAGGCGACACCACCATCATCAACACTGGAATTGCCTGATGCCGCTATTTGGAATCCGCGTTCTCGCAGGAGAGGAGAGCCCTACGGGCGCCGCCGCTGCTGGCTTCCAGCGTGGCGCTGCGCAGACAATGGGGATGTTCGCTGAAGCATCGAAGCAGCGCGAACAGCGACGGCAGTTTGATGCGCTAACCCCGTATCGCGAAGCGCAAGCGCGCGTCCAGCAAGCGCTAGCATCTAAGCTAGAAGGCGTGCTGCAGGGCGAGATCGACGCCACAAACGCACGCAACGCACAGGCTGGGGTGCAAGCCGAACTAGAGACTAGTCTGCTAACAGAGCAAGTTGCTGGAAGCGCCTTGGGCAATGCGCTCGCCCAATACCAATTTGAAGAGACACAGGCTCTAGAGCCTCAGCGCAGGATGACTGCGGCAGCCGAGGCTTACTTGGCCGAGCTAGGTGCGCGTCGAGCGCAGTTGGAGTTCGACGAGTTTACGAGCCCCGAGTCCACGCGGATCCGAAGCTATACGCGCGACGCCACAGCGCGCCTGCTGGGCCAGCAAGTAGAGTCTGCGCAGACGCAGAACAAGCTGGCACAAACCAAACTGGAAGCAGAGCAGTTTGCGTTTCAGCGCATGCAGGCAACGGCTAGCGCGCAGGACCTTAGTGACGAGGCATACGCTGCTGGATTCGGCGCGATTAGGAACTTTCTGCCAGATGAGCTTGCAGACGCTGCGCAAGGCATCTTGGACGCAGATGACCCGGACATGACCCCCTCCATGAAAGGGGCCGCTGTTAAAAAGGTGGTCAGCGACTACTTCGAGCAGAAGTCGTTCCAGTACGCGCGCGACGCGACGGTCAACATGACGACGTTGCGCCGCAAGATGGCCGAAATGCCGCAGTTGCTACAAGATGCGGACTTTAGTCGAGGGCTGACTGCGCTTGCCCAGGCGCAGCAGCGGAACCAATACGGGATGGCGGCGGCGCTGACGCAGAGCCTGATCGGAGCGGCCGATGCAATCGAGTTCAGCATCAAGAGGCAAGCGGAGGGCCTTGGGCTCGTCGCGTCAGTGCAGGAGATGTATGGTGGGCTGGGCGCATCCGCGCTGAACACCAACAAGCTGCCTGAGGATCTAGGGGACAGGTCAATGATGAACCCATCGTCATGGCTTGACCGTCAACAGAGCGAGCTTGAAAGCCTTGCGGAAGACCGACTGACCCAGAGTGAGTGGCACCGCTGGATCATTCAAACGCTTGATCCGCTCGACATCAGCGCCCAGCCAGAACTAATGGCGATCAAGCTAGAAAGCCAGCAATGGGTCATCGACACCATGCAGCAGCGCGAGGCGCTGGGTAGGCTCACCACGTCTGCACGCGCGCCCTCTAATAACAATTCAACCCTTAGCGGCAGCACCGGCACGACAGACGTCGGCAGCAGCACCGACGTCCAGTCCGCATTTTCAAACGTGCAGATTGCCCCCGGCCAGCAATGATCAACGAGCCCAAGTCCCCTGCTCTGGACCCTACCGCCGATCCGGCTACGCAAGAGCCGCGTGAGCGATGGACGTACTTGCAGACCGTCATGAAGGCCAGGGACCTAGGCCTAGAGGACTTTGGGCTAGACGCATACGAACTAGACCTAAAGCCGCTCAAGCAAAACGAGCGGGGCATCATTGCTACAGCAGTTGAGGCCACTCAAGCGCCAGAAATGTTCCGCAGCCTCTTCACGACCGAGGAGGACCGGCAACTGATTGAGAGTCGGCTTGGGGGCGTTCACCAGATCCTGGGCATCACCGAGAAGCTGCTGCGTAACGGATCCGACCCGCGCATCATACGCGCGCAGCTGCTCAATCAGTTCAGCATGGATACTGATCGGGCGTTTGGCGCGCGCCTAGACGAGATGATGGGCACGACGGATGGCCGTTACGCTCAAGCCTTCTCCGGTTACGGCGACTTGATGCAGGACTGGATCTCGGCACTGCCTGAGAAGGATGTGCTGGATGCCGTAGCCGATTATGACTACGAAACCCTGATCCCGGTCTGGGGCATGATTCAGGACGTTCGTAGCGACATCGAGCTTTACGGTCTTCTGAAGAAGTCCGCAGATGGCAAAACGACGCTTGAGGAAGACGAGCGGATCACCAAGTACCTGATTGACACCTATCGCCCGAAGACGACCGCCGCGCAGGTCTATGACGGCGTGATGACGAGTCTGCAGTTCGTTGGCGACATGTTCGTCGGCGGGCTAGGCGCCCGAGGCATACGGGCTGGCTTGAAAGCCGGTTTCGGCGCAGCAATGAAAAAGCTGGGCGCCGAAACGACGGAAGCCGGTGTTCGCAACTCAATCATGCGCAGCATGCAGGCAGGCATGCTGGGGCACTTGCGCAACGCCGCTAGCGGAACAGGCTTCGTCGCGCGCGCTGCGCAGGCCACCGAAGGCGTCGCAAATCTGGCTACCCGCACCGCAGGCGAGGGGTGGGCGCTGGCAGAGCAGTACGGGGTCAACGTCGGCGCATCTGTGTTGCTGTCTACGGCCACTGGTGCAGCGGACGAGATTCCTATCTATGGCCTTGCGGATCGCATCAACGTCGAAGAGGCGCTAGCAAACGCAGCTATCATCACCGGCTTCGGAGACGATCCGATGAAGCCGCAATGGGAAAGCCTTGCGACACAACCGCTAGAGCAAACCGACTGGCCCGACCACATCAAGGCTTTGATCGAGTACGCGTCGGAGCGCGTGTCGAACATCCTCTTCCCAGGTCAGGGCAACGTGCTGAAGCAGTACGGGGCCGCTGCGCAGTCCTACCCCCTTGGCCGCACGATTTTCCCAGGGATCTCGCCTGCGGAGTGGGCAGCGATGGTAGCGCGCAATGATTTGCGCAACCTTGTGCCCGTGGCGCCATTTGGCGTTAAGGGCACGCTGGTCGAGCTATTTGAGGAGCAGGCTGCGCGCTTTATGGAGGTTGGCGCGGGCAAGGCTGGCTGGCTGACCGGCGAGGAAGAGACGGGCAGTTGGGAGGATGCGTTCCCGACAATCGACGAGTGGATCGTCGAGGCGCTGACTGTCGCGGGAACGATGGGCGGCACTCAGCTTGCCCGCAAAGGTCTGGGCGCTGCCGGAAAAGTCGTGCGGCCGCTCGTGGAGGATCCCGGAATGCGCCGACGCCGCGAGGCAGCTGAGAGGCTAGCTGGGACCGACCGTGCGGCAGCGGCAACGACGGAGGAGTTGCAGCAATTTGCGCAGAACTACGATCTGCGTGAGGGCGAGATGCCCGAAGGCGCAGAGACGGTTGTCGAGGCGCTGGGCAACATGGGTATCAACCTCCGGTTCTACAGCCCAGGCGAGCGCACGCCTGAGAACGAAGCCAAAGCCGGTGGCTTTTACAACCGTCAGGTCCGTGGGACCATCTTTATCAACAGCGACACGTTCGGCACCGAGGAAGAGGGCGGGGCGGTGTCGCAGGCGCTGGGCGAGCTTGCCTACCACGAGGGCTGGCACTCGGTCAGCGATGTGCTGGGCGAAGATTGGCGCACCATGGTGGGCGCTGCTGAGTCCACTCAGGAATGGCAGGATGCGGGCGCTCAGTACGACGCGGAGGCCGAAGCCGCTGGTCTGCCTGTCCGCGCTGACCTACAGGATGACGTATCTGCCGATGAGGCTGCAGCTACCATTGCCCAGCGCAACTGGCGCACACTGTTTGGAGCGACGCAGGGGGCCAAGCGCAGTGAGGTGCGCAAGGCGATGCGCGACCTACTGGGCCGTGACGGCAACCTGCTAGAGCGCGTGTGGCGCAAGACGCGCCAGATGCTGCAGATGGACGTGCAGGCGTCTGGCCTACAGCGACTGCAGGAAGCTGGCCTAATGGGCGGCGTGGATAACCCTGCGGACGCAGTGGACCGAGCCACGGCAGTTGATTCGCTGCTAGAGGCCATGGATGTGGCCGCTATTGTGCGTGGCCGTAAGCAGTCCGCAGAGGCGCGCGAGTTGATTACCGACGCCGTTGACGCGCCCGAGACGCAGCACCTGACGCAGCCGCTGCGCGAAGCTTTGGACGAGTCTTTGGCTGAGCTTGCGGCTGAACCCGCCGCACCGCAGGAGCCGGTAGAGCCTGCTGTAGAAGGAGAGCCTCAAGCACCGTCCGTACAACGGCCTCAAGCGGCAGACGTAGACGTTGAGCAGGAGGCTGTGCGCCTGACGATGGAGACGGCGCTGCGCATGCGCAATCAGGCGGAAGCGCTGCGCCAGGAGCTTGAGGCGGCTCCCGCGACGATGCCTCGCCAGAAACGACAGCAACTCAAGAAAGAGATACGCGCCCTGGAGCGCGAGTCTGACAAGCTGCTTGGCGACCTTGAGGGGGAGCTACAGGGCCTGCCTCTGGATGAGCTTCAGGCGCGCGTAGAAGCACAGCAGCCGAGCCCGTTCCGTGGCAGCACCCCACTGTCGCGCGAGCTTGTAGAGGGCGCTCCGGTGCGTCTGCGCCAGCGCAACAGCAACTACACGCGCAAGATCGGGGAGACTCAGCAAAGCGACCCCTGGGTCATCGAGAACGTCTACGACATCGAGGGCGTCCAGTACGCCAGCATTGGCAACGCAGCGCTCAATCGGCGCATTGCCGTCCCGCTGGATGACCTTGTGTCTGCGCAAGAGGGCGTCGAGCTACAGGGCCCGGCGTCCATGCCTATTGCGCCGGGCTCTATGGTGCGCAACGCCGTAACCGCCGCAGAGGGTGAGGAGGCGTTTATTCCCATCCGTGGCCCTGGGGCCCCGGACGCAGTTCGCGTTGTAGACGTGACTGGCCCCGAAGGCGCGCAGCGAGCGCGGTTGGAAACAGGTGATGTCGTCGCTGTAGACCGACTGACTCCTGTCGAGGGCGTAGCAGACCCGACCCTGGGCGATCAGGAGCGTATCGGCCAAGCTGCTCAAGACGCGCTGCGTGGGCAGTCGCGGTTTGCGCGGCCGCGCACAGAGCCGGGACGCCCAAAGGCGAGCGATAGGCCCATGCCCGGTAGGCAGCCCGGCGCCATCGTTGGCCTTCCCACGCCTATGGACGAAATGGCTGCGGCCCAGGCAGAGCAGGCGAAGATGTTTACGCCTGGGAGAGCCCCGCAAAATCGTCGGCGCACGCAGGTAGACAAGCAGGCGGCTGAAGCCATTGTCCGGCAGGCTGAGCGGCGGGGCGAAGATGTCAGCGGGTACGACCTAAGCGACATGGTTTTGCCGCCGCCGGTAATGACCCCGTGGAGTCGGATTCCTCTGCCGGGGGTTATGGAGCAAGCTCCGCAAGGGTCGCCGCTGGATATGGCGGCCAAGCAGCTGGAGGCGCTGTACCGCAACGGTCTGTTTAGCGAGCAGCAGGTTATTGCCTACTCGTTCATGCTCATGTCGTTGCCGCAGGAGCGCGTGCGCGACACAGTTCTGCAGCTGCGGTTCCGCGAGCGTCCGGGCATGCTAGGCGCAGCGGCGCTTGTGAAATATTCCACTCAAGCACATGCCGGGCGCCTGATCATGAATCCCGGCCAATACAGTGATGTGCGGCGCAAGGGCATGCAGCGCGCCACATACGGGACCACGTTCCTGCACGAACTGGGGCACATGATCTCGTATGACGACATGGTCAATAACGAGAAGGCTGGCGCTGTGGTCCAAATGTTTGCGCGGCTGCGCGACATTATGCTGCGCGACAGCGACAGCCAGCTGTTGACGCAGGAGTTGGTTGAGCTATTTGGAGAGGATGCCGCTCAAATACCGTACTACCTCGAAAGCCCGCGCTTCTACAACATGATTGGCGCCGACTTTGCTCGCGGTGGTGAGTTGGCCGCCGAGATGATGGCGCGCGCGATTGAGGATCGTGGCCTCAGCATCATCAATCGACTCGGCCTGTTCCCGGAACTTTCGGCTGTGTTCCGACGCGGAGCAACTATTGCGGAGCGGGCCGCTATGGGGCAGGAGAACCTGCTGGGTCGCGGGAATGAGATAGAAGAGTCTGTCCTGGGCAGTCTGCTAGACATTTCACGTGCGCTGACGACAGTCGCGTTGGGAACAGACGTAGATATGACGGCAGCGCGCGCAACCCTCGATGCACCGTATCGAAGGTTGTCAGATAATCGGAAGCGCCAAACGGCGGCTCGCCCGCTAGAGGAAGCGCTTGATCGGTTTGATGACCAGCGGCGCACAGAACTCGGCATGGCTGACCGTCTCGACGACCTCAGTCAGCGAGACGTAGAAACCATTGCGCAGCCAGCCGGTGGCGTATCTGCGCTAGACCAGCGTCGGAATGAACTGCTATACGATCAAGAGCAGCTACGTGACGCGGCAATGGACCGTGAGCTTTTAGCTAGCGCAACTGAACAGGAGCAACTAGCTCTGCGACTTCGCTCGCTAGCGGACAGCATTGACCCCATGGCCGAAGGCGGCATGACTCGTCTTGAGGCTCAAGAGGAGGCTCTGCGTACATCTGTGGCCGGTATGGTCACCGAGCAGGACGTAGAAAACGTTCGACGGTTTGTCGAGGAGGTCGGCCAAGAGGAGCTAGACCGCCGGTCGCGGTTTGCTGCCCCCAAGAGCTTGCCCGCGCCTCTGCAGGTCACGACGAATCAGGCGCCTGTGCCTGACTTCACAAAGCTGACGCAGAAGTTCAACGACAGCAACCGTGAGGCCAACCTTACGCAGCTGGTCAACCTAGAGCGGCTGATTCCCAACCCTCTGACCAGCACGCGCATGTGGCACAAGCTGGTCAAGACGGCGTTTGGCGATGACTTCAGCGTCGCGCCGCCTCGGCGCTTGATCGATGGGGTGCGCAACCCTGAGACGCTGCGCGAGCAACTGTCGAATCTGGACGCTGACCAGATCATGCACGCCAATGAGGGCATCGAGCTAACCGATGTCCTGCGGCAACGCTACGAAAACGGCGAGATGACGCCGACAGACACGGCAGACTTGTTCGTGTGGGCGTTCTTGAGCCGCATGCTAAGCGCTGCGCCGCACGAGTCGGCGTTCCTCATGGCCTATGAAAACGGGCTGTCGCGGTTCACAGAGCGAATCGCGCAAGGGCAGTGGACCGAGGCCGACGAGCAGGAGTGGGCTAGCTGGGTCAAGGGGTGGCTGCCTGTCCTGGCGGAAGAGGATAAGAAGAAGCTGCACGGCGAGTGGATGTCTAGCGCCAAGACCAACCTCAACGCTATTGGCGGTAGCGAGGGGCGCGACACGTCTTGGGCTGGCAACGTGGCAAACGCTCGCGTCAACGGTCGGCCGCTGATGCAGGTGGTTCACGAGGCCCTGGAGGATCCGAACACGACTGGAAGCGACGTCCGTCGCCTGTTCCTGTCCCACGCCGGTCAAAGCGGCATGGGCACGAAGCTAACCTCGTTTGTCATGCTTATCGCTGGCAAGCGAGACGTGTTCGTCATCGACCGCTGGCAGGCGCGCAACATGTGGCCCCAGTTCAGTGAGGCCAAGAAGCCCGTTGACCCGTACGACGGCGTCGTCGTCCCAGGCCAGTTCGACAAGAAGGGCAAGCCGGTCACGGCCGGTGTAGCCGACATTCTTGACGGGCCTTCTGGGCTAGCGCTGTACGAGGGCATGGAGCGCGGCATGCGCAGCGCTCTTGACGAGGCCTATCAAGGAACGAATCGTCAGCCCGACGTCGGCCGCTACCACTGGGAGTCGTGGCTGCTTGTGTCGTCACAGGCTGTTGGTCACGCTAGCCTTCGCCGCTTTACGGGCGACGGCAACATCGCAGGCCTGGGCGTCATTGAGGGGCGTCAGAGCCGAGACACGTTTGAGCAGGCCTTCGTGTACCTGTCAGACGGCACCCGTGGCTACGTTATTGAGGACACACATGGAGTACCCCGATTCTTCACGCCAGACGAATACGCCCGACGACCGAAGGGCAAGTCAAAGAAAGCGCAACAAAGTGCGATTGAGTACGTCCAGTCGGTTGGGCGCATCCTCTCTAGCCGAGATCTTGACGCGCTATCGTGGATTCCCGGCGTCGCCCGATTCCGAGCCGACAACATTGAGGAACGAGAGCCGAGCCGACTCGCGCCAAAGCCCGGACAGTCAGAGCTAGACGCTACCGTTGAGGCCCTGAAGGCCTCTGGCGCGCTGAGCAGAGACTTTAGCGTAGATCGCGATCTCATTAGCCAGTTTGCTCTGCCTCTTGGTCAGTCCATGACCAGGGAGGAGATGCTGGCTAACGAGCCAGAGTTCCAGCGCGAACAGGACGCGTACTTCCGCGCTCTAGACAACTACGCGCGCAACCTGTCTCAGGAGCAAGAGTCTCAGATCTCGGCGTCGGTGAGCGGGATTCTGCCGCCGCTTATCGAGGCTGCAGAAAGCACTCGCGGCATAGAGGACCTGAACGATCAGTACGGCCTGCAGTCTGCGCGCGCTAACATGATGATCGGCGGCTTCGCGGCACCGGGGCTTGAGCTATCTAACAACGTGGTGCAGCTGCACTTGCTGGGCCGCATGAGGCAGCAGCTGTTTGCCGAATCGGACGCTTCAGCTGACGTCGAGCGCCAACGCGCGCTGCGAATGATGGGCCTTGTCATCAGGGCCATGGAGTCAAGCGCCGCTCAGGACGTAGAGCGCGAGTTCCAGAACCAATTCCGTGGGGCGCCCCCCGTCATTGCTCCGAACACTGACACCATCGCCCCGATGCCCAACATGCGCATAACGCGGCGCGTGTGGGCGGAGGTCAAGGACAGGTACACGAGGCTTGCCGACTTCGAGGAATACATCGGCCTGATCGACCCTCGGCTTGCCAACCTGCCGACAGAAAGGAGCCCCTTGCGGAAAGCCGAGCTATCCGCCAGCCGCGAAAGCGGTCTGATTCTTGGCTTCAATGAGCGGCATCTGGCTCCGTTCCTCAAGGCCGCTAGGAGCGCGGGCCTCGATAACAGGCAGGCCTTCTCGGACTTCGAGGACTTCCTCATCGCGCGTCACGCCCCTGAGGCTAACGCAGTGCTAGAGCAGCGCGCGGCGCAGGCTGATGCCCTAGAGGCGCAGGCAGATGCGCTAGCTGATCAGCTTGCCGGGCGTGTCTTGGAGTCGGACGACCCCAATGTGCTAACCGCTACGAACGTCAGATTCCTCACCGCATCTGAGGTCAAGGCTATGCGCGACGAGATCAAGCGGAATAGGGCCACCGCTCGCGCCATACGCCCGCGCCTGCTGTACGAGGTGTACGAGACTGATCAGGCCAAGGACCTCGTCAAGCAGCTGCGCCAGAAGTACCCGGAGTTTGCCGCGCTCGCGCGCCGCATTGACGGGATGGTTGCTGAGACGCGTGACCTCCTGCTGCAGACCGAGGTTATTAGCCAGGAGCAGTACGACGAGTGGAACAAGTTCAAGTACTACGTTCCGCTGCGTGGCTGGGAGACGGACGAGGGTTACTCAGAGCCGTCGCCGCTAAACAAGCGCCGTGGCTTCTCGACATGGGGTCCGGTGGCCCTGTTGCGTGGTGGCCGCGATAGTCGCCCGGACAGCCCTGTCGTCTATGTGCTGAATCAGGCCTACGAGGCCATTCAGCGAGGCGTAGCCAACGAGGTCGGCATCGCCTTCTACAACATTGCTAGGCAGGTTCCCCGTCAGGTACTTGAGGTTCGCAGGCTGCGCCCTGGTGAGCGCTACAGCCGTCGCAACCGCGACACCCATTTCCGGCTAAACATCAAGGGCGTGCCGCACAGCATCCGGCTGGCCGACCCTGATCTTGCGCGATCCATTGCCAGCGTAGGCGTGGATTCCTTGCCCAAGTTCATGAAAGCGTTCCGGGCTGTGACTAGAACGCAAGCGCGCCTCAATACGACTGCGTCGCCAACGTTCAGCGTTAGCAACGCGTTCCGTGACATCGAGTACGCAATAGCCAAAAGCCAAGCTTGGAAGGACAGCGGCCTAAACATCGGCGTTGCCGACGTCGTCAAGAACATAGCCCTTGTCGCGCCAGCGGTGGCGTCCATGAACATGCAGCAGTCGCCGCAGGGCGAGATGGCGGACCTGTATCGCAGGGCGCGTGAAGCGGGCGCGTTTACTGGGTGGCGCCAAAGCGTGAGCCTTGAGAACGTGCGCCGCGACCTGAGGCGAGAGCTAGAGCGCGGCAGCTTGTCCAAAGTGATGAACATGATGGGCATCGCGCTTGAGTTTGGCTCGCAGACTAGCGAAGAGGTTGTGCGGCTTGCGGCGTTCAAATCAGCCCTGGATGCTGGGGCCAGCGAGGCAGAGGCCGCGCTCCTGGCTAAGGAGTCCACCGTGAACTTTGACCGAATGGGCTACATCGGACCCTGGGTCAACGTCCACACGATGTTCTTCAACGCAGGGTTCGAGGGCTCGATGAACTTTATCCGCGCTGCCCGGAAGAGCCGTCGATTCCGGGCGTTCCTTGGCGGGGTCGCGATGTCGGGCGCTGTCCACTACGTCATGATGCGCGGCCTGATGGGGCAAGGTCCTGACGACGAGTACGAGTACGCGATGATCCCGGCGCATCGCCGCCACCGCACCGCGATCATTCCCATCGGGGACACGTACTTCCAGATGCCCGTCTCCTACGGGCTGAACGTGTTCTGGGCGCTAGGCCAGGAAATGATGGCTATGGCTATGGGCGACAAGGAGGCTACAGAGTCGGGCTACGACCTGATGGTGACGGCGTTGCAGACCTTCAACCCGCTGCCGTCTGGCCCCACGTTTGGTCAACTCATCGCGCCTAGCGTTTTCGACCCGTTCGTTCAGGCTGGAGAGAACGTGACGTGGTACGGAGGCGACATTAGCTCGCCGTTCCTTCTGGAGCGCAACCTGCCAGACCACCTGAAAACGCCAGACGCGAGCCGTGCGGCAAAGGAGGCCACGAAGGCGATATTCGAGGTCCTTGGAGGCGACGCTATGAAGCCAAGCCCCATGGACAGCGTGCGCGACTTCACGCCAGACAACTTCGACCACGTGATGAACAGCCTTTTCGGCTCGCTAGGTCGCGACATCTGGCGAACCGTGGGCAAGGTGTACAAGGAGGCGGCCGCTCCAGTCCGCCCGGATAAGAACCCTTTTGCCGGGTCGTTTATCTACAAGACGCCTGAACTGCCCGTGCAGCGGAACTTCTATGAGATCCGGGAGCAGACAGGACGCGTGGTAGAGATGATCGACGAGATGCAGAAAACCGACCCTGAGCGCTACGAGCAGTCGATTGAGAAGTACGAGCTAAGCTACGGGTTCGGTCTGGTGTTCGAGGAGGTCCACCGCGATCTGTCCCCGGTGCGCCGCCTTATGAGGGCCGCGCAGACCGAAGAGGAGCGCGCGGAATACGCGACGATCATCACGGAGACGCAGTCCGAGATCATCAAGGCATACGAGGCATCTGTGCGCGAAGCAGTCTCCGGTCGCAAGCGCCCGGCGGTTACACTAAAGCAGCTTCAGGAGCGAGCGGCGGCGACTCGCGCAGAACTACGCAAGCAGGGGTACAGGGCAGATTGACATGGAACAGGTCACACAGGCGGTGCAGGAGCTAGGGGTTTCTACCGTATTGCTGCTGGGTTTGTCCGCGCTAATATGGCGCGTACTGCGTAAAGCAGGTCCGTTGATGAGCCGAGTGGTGGAGTCGCACCTAGAGTTTCTGCGTTCGCAGGCCTCGACCAACATGCGTCTGGAGAAGCTGCTGCACGAGCTTGTCCAGCAGGTCGCCAGCCTAGACGAGCGCATTGAGAGGCTGGAGCAGAAGTGATGCCGGGCGAGAAACCGGCTAACAAGCGGAACTACAAACGCGAGTACGCGAAGTTCCAGTCCAGCACGAAGGCTAAGAAGGACCGGGCCGCCCGCAATAAGGCTCGTCGGCAGGCAGAGCGCGCAGGCGCGGTGCGCAAGGGCGACGGCAAAGAGGTAGACCACATCAAGCCTCTAAGCCGTGGCGGCGGAAACGGCCGCAGCAACCGGCGCGTAGTGACCCGCAAGGTCAACCGCCGCAAGGGCTCCAAATAGGTGGGCCCCCCTACTTCTAGTGCAGTAGGAGGGCCCTTCGGTTGTCC